TAAAGGCAAAGTAATTCATGAGTTCTTGGCGAATACCTGGATCAGCAGTTACTCGCATATTTACCGCATCAACTTTTTCAATCTTTACTATATCTCTCATATCATACCTTTTAGTTTTACATGCCGCCAGCTTGGAACTTGGCCCAATCTATAGCGGCGCGGATGTAGAAGTTACGACTATTTATTTGCTTTATGATATCTTCTAGATAGGAAGCAGTCTGAACAAAATAATCAATTTTAAGACTTAGATCAATGATGTCTTGATCGGCATCAATATATCGTGAAACTTCTGATTTCATAATCTTCAGTGGGTTTGGCTTCCAACCTCTTACTTTAAGATCTTCCTCAGCCATTGTGCCAGTGTAATACTCATGCTTAGCCATTTCAAGTTCTTTTAATTGAGCACGATATTTTTTAACCCTAAGCATTTCTTTTACATAAAAGGTGTAATATTTGTTATGCAATTTTGGTATTTTAAGTGCTTCATTACCAAGATCAATTTCGTTAATCTTGGCATCAATTGACCACATCTCATTTATATCTTCAAGTGTTAGTGCCATGCTATAATAGTCTCCATTACAATCAAATTACATTATAATACTAAGTGTTTGAGATGTCAATTAAAGTTTGTTGATACTGAATGAATCGTACTGAAAAGTTGCCGTTACTTCAGGATAAATTAGATCAGATTGTGTCGTATCAAGAGCAATATCAGATATACTAATTGGAAAACAGTTAACAAACCTTACTTCTAGATTTAAATTTTTATGACTATTAAGAATCTGAATTGTGATATCTGAATCAAGACCCCCGTCAGATTCACTTATTCGTTTGAATTCATTAAAGTCTCGTGGAAATGTCGTGTCACTAATCCAATTATATATCTCAAGATAGTTGCTCATATTTTCATCAATAATAAATGTAAGATCAAGATTTGAATAATCCAACTGATCGGGTGATCTAAATGTCTTACGGAATGGGTTTTGAACTTCAACAGGCTGTGCACTTATACCAGGGATATTTGCTCTTTGGACAAAAAACTCAACATTCGGAAGTCGCTTTATTGCTACTCTGAACTCTAACGGGGAGAGAAAATTTGTAATCATTGCAAAAACTCCTGTTGACATTTTAACCGAATCGGTATATGTTACTATTTATAAACAAAAGGATAACATTATGATTTACCGACTTTTTATAGATGACGAACGAGATCCACGAGATGTGACATGGGGTAAGACCTGGCAAGAAAATGCAATGTATCGCCAGGATGATTGGGTTATTGCACGAAATTGGTTTGATGTGATTGATATTGTTGTATCTTCAGGGTTTCCGGAAACCATCAGCTTTGATCATGATCTAGGTAAGGATGAGCGGACAGGATTTGATATAGCCAAGCGTCTTTGTGAAATGATTATGGATGGTGTTCATATACCAGATGATTTCCGCTACTTTGTTCATTCTAAGAACCCAGTAGGTGCAGAAAACATTCACGGGTATATGGATAACTTTTTGGAACAATATAATTCTGTTGACACCTGATCCGAATCAGTATATGTTGATCATATAAACAAAGGAATAAAATCATGAAATATGTAACAATTACAATTGCAATTCTTCTGTCTGCTTGCTCAACATACGATAATGATCTTCAAGCGCATCTTAAAGCTGAACAAGATTTTGCTGCACACCAAGCCTATCTTGAATACCTCTACACTAATTATGATCCTGAATATGTTGATGATTGTTTATACTACGAGCTTGAATGTGAATTTAATTAACACTTGGCATGAATCGGTACAGATTAGGAGTTTTCAATGACAATATCTAAATTTCTAGTCGGCGGTGCAGTGCGCGACATGCTGATGGGCAAAGATCCAGAAGATCGCGATTATGTTGTCGTTGGTTCTACCCATGATGAAATGGCTGCAGCCGGCTTTGAAAAAGTCGGCGCTGACTTCCCAGTTTATCTCCATCCAGAGACAGGGGATGAATACGCCCTTGCGCGCAGGGAAAAGAAAACAGGTACTGGTTACCTGGGCTTTACTTCGGAATTTTCGTCTGATGTAACTTTAGCCGACGACCTTGGTAGAAGGGACCTTACGGCCAACTCAATGGCAATGGACGAAGATGGTAATGTTGTTGATCCTTTCAATGGTGCTGTTGATATCAAAAATAAAGTTCTACGTCACACTTCAGACGCTTTCAAAGAAGACCCAGTTCGTGTTCTGCGACTGGCTCGCTTCCGTGCTCGCTTCGGTCCAGAATGGAAAGTTGCTCCCGAAACTGCTACTCTGATATCCCAGATGGCAAAAGCAGGTACTCTGAATGAACTGACTTCCGAGCGCGTCTGGAAAGAACTGAGCCGCGCAATGATGGAACCCCATCCTCGATTGTTCTTTGATACTCTGCTGGAAACAGATGCTCTGCATGTAGTATTTCCAGAAGTATACAGACTGAAGACTGCGCTGGAATCATTCCGTTGGCATCCAGAAGGTGACGCGATGGAGCATTCACTTTTAGTTCTGACTGCTGCTGCTCGTGCAGGGTTTGATTTGGAAACTCGTATGGCTGCTCTGGTACACGACTTTGGTAAAGGTCTTACCCCACGTGATAAGTTGCCTAAGCACTTCGGCCATGATGTAAAGGGAGTTCCTGTAGTAGAGTACTTCTGCAACCGGCTGAGTGTGCCTTCTAAGATGCGACAGAGGCTAATGGCAGTGACAAAATTCCACATGAATATGCACCGCCTGGATCAACTGAACCCAAAAACCTATGTGAAAATGTTCACTGAGATGGGTGCTTTCAACGACCCAGTAGTAGTAAATCTGCTGCACCGATTGGGCCAAGTAGATGAACGAGGTCGTCTGGGTAGTCAAGATGCTAATGTAGATCATCTGGTAAAAGTAGTGAATGTGTTCAATGCTGTTCGTGCAGTAAAGTTTGCTGATGTCTTTCCTGATGGCGAGACTAATGTGAATAGAATCAAGGACGGTATGTTCCGTGCTCGTGTTCAGGCAGTTAAGTCCGCCTGAATATAAATAGAAAGAAATAATTGGAAAAGGAGTTACTCTATGCTTTCTTTCAAGCAACATATCACTGAGAACTATAAGAACTTTATCGGTGCAGAATCAAAGCCGCAAAGAGAACAGTGGGTAGATCAAGCTTGGAATATTTTACAGAAATCTTATGCGCCAATTGGTGGTATTAAAGGTTCTGGCTTTGGCTCTAAGCAGGATATGATCGATAAGTTGCCGTTTTGGAAACTATATACAAAAGGTGACAAGCTTGTTGCAGCTGCTTTTTACAAAGACAAAGGTGGCCGTAAGAGTGTTGCAATTGCCACAGATGGTTCTGATCTTGGTAAAAAAATTGTAGGTGACATTTTTAAAGCTTCACTTGGTGTATCTTATGGTGAAAAATCAGGGCCTGCACTGGCAACTATGATTAATGCAGTACCATGGGATGAACTAAAAAACTTTTTGTTGACACCATCGCAGTTATCTAAAATCAGTGGTGATAAAATTCTTGCAGTGGCCGAGTTTGGACCAGAAAATCTCGATGAAAAAGACAAATTTACCTACGATAAATTTCCAAAAATGCGACCATATTTCTACATCAGAGAACTAGATGGTGAAATGCATCTCAAAGCAGCTATGGGGACTCCAAATTTGCAAATATTTAAAAAGTAGTTGACAAAATAACCGAATCGGTATAGTGTACTATTATAAGGAGAAAATAATGACTTTGATTGTATATCTACACGGCTTCAACTCTGCTTTTAATCCTGAAAATGAAAAGGTAAAAGCACTAGCCAAACTAGGTACTGTTATTGGTATCACATATAATTCACTAAGCACATGCACTGAAATTTGTCAACACCTATTAGATCAGCTATCAGATGCCGATCGAGATGATACTGTTATCGTGGGTACATCACTAGGCGCTTTCTGGGCTGCTGAGATGGGTTCAAAACTTGGAATTCCTTCAGTAATTATCAATCCATGCTATGACCCTACTAATATGTTGCAAAAATATATAGGACCGCAAACAAATTACGGAACAAATAAAACAGAAAGTTTTGAGCTAAGTTCGATTTTATCATATATGAATTGTAAAACATATGATAATGATTACGACTATTTGCCTCTTGTTATTCTTGACATGGGCGATGATGTAATTGACTCATTTAAAACTCGTGAACTGTTTGGGGGTTTCCCAATGATACATTATGCTGACGGTAGTCACCGCTTTGATCACATTGAAGACGCTCTAGATGCAATTAATAAATATGTCAATTATTGTTCATTTGCAGAAAACACCAATGTCTAATCTTCCAAAACATGATGATCCATGTGACGATTGGACACAATGGTTGGAAAAGTTGTATATATTATAATGGGAACTATTAATGAAACGAATTGGACTTGTAACTTCTTGTTTTGACTTATTACATGCTGGTCATGTCATGATGCTTAGAGAAGCAAAAACTCAGTGTGATTATTTAATCTGTGCATTACAGACAGACCCAACATTAGACAGGCCTGAAAAGAATAAGCCAGTGCAGACTTTAGTAGAACGACATATCCAGCTATCTGCTGTGCAATATGTAGATGAGATTATCACATATCAAACAGAACAAGACCTTGAAGATATATTGGAAATGTTTACAATTGATGTTAGAGTTTTAGGCGATGAGTACAAAGATAAAGAATTTACTGGTAAGACAATTTGTACACGTCATAATATAGAACTGTACTTTAATAAACGGGATCATAGATTTAGTTCTAGTGGGCTAAGAAAACGAGTTTCAGATCAACAAAGTGGTTGACATAACACCCGAATCAGAATAATATACTAATATGAAAAATGAATAAGGAATATATCATGGACATGACAATTGAAGAATATCAAGCATTTATTCAACACTTGCTAGATCAAGCTACCGCAGAAACATAATGATTGTTATTCAAGGTAAACTTGAACGTGAAGTCTATATCGCCTGCTCAGGCGGTTTAGATTCCATGGCAGTAACTGATTTAC